CTGCCAACGAGCCGCGAATACCCATGTTGGCAAGTATTCCGATTGAGGCAGACATCTCCATGATGTCTTGATTCGCGTGCCTGAAATTTGGGCCAGCCTTTGCAGCTGCTTGAGCGTAGTCCGTCAAAGTCTGCGATGACTTGTTGACAGTCGTAACGATAATATCGGTGATTCGCCCCAAGTCGCTTGTCTGCAATCCGAAGACGCGCATGTTGTTACCAGCAATTTGCGCCGCAAGTCCAAGTTCATCGCCAGTGGCCTTCGCCAGATTCATGACTGGCTTTGTAGCCGCCTTGACCTCCTTTGCTGTGAATCCCAAGCGGCTTAGCGAAACCATAGCGTCGGACACCTGTGACGTTGTGAATGACGTTTCACGTCCCAACTTCCTTGCATATGCGGCCAATTCGTCCATAGCATCGGCAGTCGCAGACGAGATTGCCTTGACCTGCCTCATCTTCAGGTCAAATTCGGAAAAGGCATCTACAGCGGCCTTGAAAGGAAGTTGCATCATAGTGGCAACGAATGTCACCTTGTCACCATATTGACGGACACCAGCGACAAAACGCTGCAATTTGGACTGTGCTTGCTTCAAGCCATTGGTCAATTCGGCACTGTCCATCGACACCTTGACAAATGCCGCACCTGCAAGAATTGAGTTCAAACCAGCCATATTGCAACCACCTATTTCTTTTCTTCCATAGTATTTATGACAACCTGCTTGAACAAATCCCAAGCGGCCTTGCCATTGATTCGATTGTTCGCTTTGGACTTTTCGCGTATCGCGTATGGATTGAAATCGTCAGGATGCGCGACCTTCGAGTTCTTAGCCCTGTTTATGTTGCTTATCAACGCCTCAAGAGAGGACGTCTGCTGCCAATCAAAGTTGCCCTTTGCGTCTGCCATCCACTTCAATTGCCGCAAAGTGAACGGGTCAGGATTTATTCCGATGATTCCTGCGTATTCGTAAGCAACTTGTTCAATTGTTCTTCCATGCCATCCTGAAATTCCTTGCTGCTTATGAGACTGTCCAGATGCTGTTCCGCCCTTGCCTTGAAGTTCCTCGTCTTTTCGTAGATTAGAGTCAGCATCTTTTTCTTCACGGGCTGGGAAAAATTTATGATTTCCTTTATCAAAGCATCGACAGCGTTTTCAATGGCTTCAGCATCAAACACTTCTGCAAACGAGTCCTCATCAAGTCCAGATTCTTCAACTTGTTTCTTGCACAGAGAAAACAACACGGCAACGAGAAGATAAGCGTCATCGGACAATTGCTGTAAAATTGTCGTGTCAACGCCATCCTTGTCAAAGTTGATGATGTTAATCAAATCGACACCGCATTCTGCCTTCACACGCTTCGCAGTGCCAAGATTGAGGTCAATTGTCCATTGCTTGCCTGTTTTGTCGTTAAAACAAATCATTCAGTTGTCTCCATTTTTTGTTTCCATTGTCATTTTTGAATAGAACTCCATGCAGAGCGTTTCCGATACATGGAGTTCTATCAACGGCTCACTCAATCATTGAAATCAAGTTGCAGAACCAGTTCCAGAACCAGTCTTCCAAGACGGAGCGCGACCAGCCGTACCACCGATGTTTGTAGGCTTTGCCGTAACGGAAATGTTGACACCTTCCTCAAGGTTCTGTTCGATGTTGAACTGCGTGATGGACGCATCGCAGTCAAGGCCAGAACCAGCACCATCAGAGACGAACAGTGCAAGCGGCGTGTTGTTGAAGAATGCCGTGCTGACAGCCTGAGTATCTGCATCGTCAGTATCGTAGAGCATTCCCCATTCAATGCTTGCCTCCTTCAACGTGGCAGCGGAGACGCGCCAGCCAGAAGCGGCACGAGTTGTGATGTCGGCTTCACCTGTTTCAAGAGAAACAGTCACATCCTTCACGTTTTTCATTTCCGTGTTTGCGGTAGTTCCTGCCGTTCCACGGAAAAGTTTGCAATTAAGACCAAGAACAATAGCCATTGTCTTTTCTCCTATTGGTTAAACATTTCTCAAAGAATTCTTCCACATAGGCGAGAGATGCGGCAATGACTTCATCAAGGCTGGAACCATGTACGGACGAGGAGCATACCTAACCAGAATACTACCTGCGTTTTTGGCCATGAACCTGTGATAAAGCCGTGTCGAATGCTCTGCCTGACGCTTCGTGCGAATCTTTATCCAAACAATCTTTCGCCCTGTTTTGGGGTCAACCCTTGCCTCGTGGCGAATGGCCTTGTCTTTCTTTGCCGCATTTGGTAGCGTTACTGGTGCTACAGAACCAATTTTCACCCCATGCCACAAGTCAGGGTCGATGTCCTTGACAATCGCCTGACCGCCGAACTCATGCAGCCTTGCGACATTGGCCAAGCCTCGCTTGATGTACCGAGGGCCGATGTACGCCGCATTTTCGTCCGTGTCGAAAATGATTGACCTCTTCAATCCAAAGTGGTCGTATGGGGAATGCAGTTTTTCAGAATGTTTGTTCGGGTCGCTTCTGTGCTTGACGAAATCACGAGCGATTTTCCGCACATAAGCACCGCATCTGCGGAGAACCTTGTGCTGCGCACGTTCAAAGGCTTTTTCAACCTTCTTGTCGTGCAACTCGAATCTTGAGGTAATCTTCATCATGCCAGCTCCTTGTATGAAACTTCGATGACACCGATGAAAACGCCTCTTGACTTCAATTCGTCAACTGCGAACAGAGGCTCCCATACAGCCTTTACGCAAAGGCTGTTGCCGATTGACTTCTTGAGCAAATCCTCGCCAATCTTCTCTACAAGAAGAACCAAGTCTGGAATCGCCGCCATCTCACGGCATTTGTGAATGACCGCCACCTCGACCGAGTTCACATTCTCGTAAGCGGCCCTCGTTGCGAATTTGCGCTCCTTGCCTACAGGCAACACAACGACACGCATGTCCTGCATCTTCTTCAAATCAAAGTCAGGCGTGAATATCACTTCCGCATTGTACTGCGAAAGCAATTCAGCGACCCCATTTGCAATGTCAATCACGCTAGAAGCCATTTCTAAACCTCCAATGGATGATATTCATCGTTTCCAATCGCTTGAGTGTGAATCCGATACGTTTCATTCGTGCCGCCAGAATACCTCCAGCAAGGCTCGTTGTTTGGCGTAAACACCTCGAACAATTGCCCATTTCTGACAATGACATCGCCAGCAACAGGCTCATGTTGAAGTTCCTGAACAGAAATGATGAAGTCAATGCTTCTCGTGTGAATCGAAAATCCGTTGGTGTCATTGCCGCTGAACATCGTTCCACCGACAACAGCATTGACTTTCTTCCACTGGCTGACACCACGCAAGCGGTATTCAACCACTTCGGACGCATACTGCTTCAAAGTCTCGTCCAAAAATGATTCACCTATTGCAAGAATGTTGTCGGCCATTGGTCATTCCCTCGTTACTGCGGATTGCTTGCGCTGCTGGAACTGCTGCTGGAACTGCTGCATTCGCTTGCAGACGAGGAATCGTCCCCATCGCCAGCCGCGCCGACATTGATGACGGCGCGAACAGTTCCGTCTTCGCTCTTCGCGGCTGCAATCGCAATGCCAAGATAGATGTCAGTCTGCGCTGTCGTGGCCTTTTCGCCGTCCCAATACAGGGCCGCGCCAAAGGCGATAGCACCAGTTCCCTTCACGAAATCGTAAGCACCAACGATTGCGAGTGCGCCGAGTGCGCCAGCCTTGATGTCGAGTTTTGCGATACCGACAATGGTACCGACTTGCACGACATCACCAGCGTTCACATCTGCCGCGGGGATGTAGTCAATCGTTTCTCCCCTCTGAACATATTTTGCCTTAAACATGATGAATGTCCTCCTTGTTGTTATCAACCGCCGATGACCTTCAGGACACCACGATAATCCTGCTCGCGAACACCGATGTCGAAGTAGATTCTAAACCACATGCCAAGCGTATTGAAGTCCGTGTCGCCCTGCTGGATGGTAGGAGTGCGCTTGCCCTTCAGGAAGCCAATCTCGAATGTGTCAATCTCGCTCGGATTGCCGAACAGATACCAATCTGCGGCGTTCTTGAGGTAGGGACTTGAAACGATTTCAAGATTCTCATCGGACATGACGTTGTAGGCTGGCATCTTCGCGTTGGAAGAGCCAGTGGCAATCATGAGAGCGGAATGCAGGAGTTCCTTTGCGGCGAACTTCAATGCAGACGGAACAAGCAGTCTGCTTGCGGAAGTCGCAATCGGCTGGCCATCCGCATCGACCTGATTCTCGAACATCTCAATTGCCTTCTGCAAGGATTCCTTGCCAAACGCGCCATTTGTGGAGATGATGTTCCTGTGCGCGCTGCTGAACAACGCAGAACCGTCTTCCTGCGTTGGATTGGAAATCAGACGCTCGAAGAACAGCTTGTCAACAAGTTTGGCGGCTCTCTGTCCCATCATCGCAGGAATCTTGGCGAATGCGTCAAGGTCATCGTCAATAATCATCTTGCGAGTGAGGCAGAACTTCTTGCCGTAAGTATCGAGTTGATTGACGGCATGTTCCTCGGTGAGACCGCCTTCCTTGATTTCGCCGTCGGGAGCAATCGGTTCAAGGTTGCCCATGTCGGTAAGACGATAGCGGTTGCTGGGCTTGAAATCGGTGAGGCTTCCAGTGGAGCAAAGGCGATATGCGGCAGGCTTGACAGCCTCATACGACTTCATCATCACCTTGTTGGCAACGGTGGAAAGTATGCCAGGGAGTGTGACTGTGCTGAAGGCGGCACGGATGTCATCGTCATTCATGCCAACGCGAGAATGAACGGACGCGCCAGACAGCTTGATTGCCTCGTGAATCACTTCCTTGAGGGAAATGTCACAGATGTTTTCAGCCGCCTCGACAGTGTTCTCCTTGTACGCCTTGAGCAGAACGTCACCGCTGATGCCAAGACGCATACAGAGAGCGCATTCAATCTCGTCCTTGCCGACAGCCTGAACGCCAGTGTTGATGTTCGGGCCAGTCTTTGGACGATTTGCGCGGATGTGTTTCAAGACCTCGTTGCGCGTCTTGTTCACATCCCAACCCTCCTTGATTGCCTGCGCTTCGATGTCGGAGCATTCGCCAGCGCAGATTTCCTGAATGTCAGCGACACGCTGGCGTTCAGCCTTGATTGCATCAGCAGATGCCTTTTCAGCAGTCTCCTGAAGCATCTTTGCATTGACATCGTTGCCAGCCACAGGCTGAGACGCGTCAATGCGTCCAACGGGTTCGACTTTGCCCGTTTCTGTTGCCGCATTCACGGCATTCTCTTTGTTCCCATTCATTTTGGTTTCTCCTTCATTTGTGGGACTTGTGACTTGCAACTCGGACATATCGAGCGAAGCGGTGATTTCCATGCTTGCGCCCTTGTCTGCCCCAATTGCGACTACTGAAACCTCGCGGAGAAGCGATTTGCTGACAACGTAGATTGGCCCTTTGAACTCAATGCCGTTCACAGTGGCCTTTTCGCCCTCGTCAACAAACTTCTGCGCAAGAATCCTAGCACCGATGGACAATTGCCATTTCGACAACTTCCCATCAGCGATAATCTGCTTCGCCGCCTCGGACTGCGATGTAATCGCACCCTCGACAAGCAACTGATTGTCTTCGACACGCGCAACGACTTCGCCAAGTTTACAGGATGGGTCGTTGCAATGGCTGTTCATAAGCGGAATCTGCTGCGCAAACTGTATGCCAGCGAGGTCAATGACCATCGCTCCTCGCCATTGCAAAATGTCGCAACCAGTATAAGCGACACCCTTGACTTTCGTCACCTGCGGTTCATCGCCATTCGCGGCTTGAATGTCGAACTGTAGCAAATACTTATTCTTCATCGTCCTTGTCCTCTTCTTGCTTCGTTTTCCTATTTTGATTGCCAGAAGATTGTTCATTTTGTTCACTGACAATACCCAATTCACGCAACAGTTTCATTTCACGCGCCTTGACCTTCATCTTCTTGTAGAAGTCCATTCCCTGCTTCGCGTATTCGTCAGTCAATGTCGTGAGCAGATTTTCAAGTTTCGTCTGCTGCGCGTTTGCCTCCTTTGTCGGGTCAACATGGAGGAAGCCATCCCAGAACCATTCATGGAGAATGTCATTCTGAATCGACACATGGTTGACAAGCGACCATTCACGCAGCCATGCTTCAAAAAGCGGATTCAATACTTCGCTTTCCCATAGCGACCTGTCAACAAGTATCGACCTCTGATATATTTGGTTGTCCAACCTTCCAGACGCATAGTTGAATCCAGAAAAGTCACCAGCGACAGTTCCGTAGGTAGCGGAAATGCACCTTGCCAATTCTGACAAGATGCACTTTACAAATTCGCTGTGATTGGCAGTCGGATGTTTCGCTTCCAACTGCCCCATCTTCCATCCAGCAGGGACAGTGAGCATCATGTTCCTTTCAAGCGGAATGCTGTCAAGCGGCTCGACTGCATCAGTTTCTCCGTCTGGCGGCGCGTCAGTATATAGAATCGCCGCGAAGTCTGCTGCGGATTCAGCGGCGGCAAGAGTGGCAAGGTTGTATCTGCGCAACTGCGCAAACAACGGAAGAGCGGCTGTTAGTTCAGGAACTCCGCGATGAAGTCCTGGCCTGTACTTGACAAATGAATGAATCATGTAGTCAGCAGGAATAGTCAGATATTCAAGGCTGTTGCAACGCCTGTCATCTCCAGGGTGGTACTTGAGCATCTGGTATGAAACAGCGTTCCCATAGGCATCGTACTTGATTCCATCGACAGTCAAATCGCCAAATTCGTCAGTGGAATCCTCGCTTTGAATCCTGTCGGCCTCGATGACATCAATCTTTATCTTGACTGGATTCTTCAACTTCGGATTAGTGCCAATTACAGCAAACGTCTCGCCGTCCTGACAACGCGCCATGCGCATAAGGCGAAGCAATTGAGCAAGATGTATTTCACTTGACCAACACGCGAAGTCCTTTTCAATCTTTTCGTTCAACTCCTCGTCATCGGACATGAACTGCAAGCGAGGGCCAGTGCCAATAGTGTCGTTTGCAAGCATGTTCACAACGCCACGGGCATAGGAATTGTTCAGGATTTCATACCTTGAACGGATTCGCAACGTGTGCCTTACATCGTGCCTGGCCTCCGCATCTGCGGAACAAGCGTCAGCCATAGACCAATGTCTAGCGTTGTCCTTCGTTGTCTGCGCTGCATCGAATCCAGCACGTACAAGACGCTGGAAATTGTTTGACAATTTCACAGCGACAGGCTTTGCCGTCTTTTTCTTCTTCGCAGTCATTTTGCGCCTCCGCCAGATTCAAGTTTAGAGAAGCGGATTCCGCAATTGCGCCGTCCCAAAGCCTTTTTAGCCTCAACATACCTGTCCATAGCAATCACTTCATCAAGTGAATGCTGTTCCACTTTCTTGTTGTCAACTTCAACCTTTTTAGGCTGAAGCATCGCCTTGCGAAGTTGTTTTGTAGTATCGTTGTCGTACATCTTTTACAGGTAGATAGGTTTTTTTGCGCAAAAATCAAAGGTTCTACCTGTATAAGTCTAAATTACCAAAACATGTATAAGTTGTTCCAAAGATTGCAGTTTCTATTTCCTCCGCAAGTCTGACAGTTTCAATTTCACCCTTTGCTGCGCCGCTGGCACTTCAATAGGCTGCATTGTGAAAGGAGGCAAAGTCCCATTCTTCAATCCAGACAACTTTATCGGCTGCTTCGGCGGCGCGATTCCAAGTTGCTGCGGCAATGCAGAACCCAATTGTGACGCAAGCATCGCGCATCCAGTCGTGCAGTCGAGCCAATGGTTGTCAATCCTGTCTGGCCGAAGTTTCCATTCATCGACAATCCTTCCTCGCCCTGCCGTCTTGACCCTGTATTCGGCAGTCATGTGTTCAGAATACAATTCATGGACAAGCGGATTGTTGCCGAAAAGAGACAGGCAACCCTTGTCACCGATTGAAACCTGCAACCTTGAATGGATGAAAGACTTCCAGAAGTTTGTGTCGAAAACCACATGTCGAATCGCTCGTTTCCCTGCGACAGACGGCATGTACCAGTTCAATCCAACCTTTTCGCCGTTCTTGCGCCTGTATTCCGTCATCGGCTTAGATGACGCGCCAACATAACGGCCGTGTGCAGGTTGAATCATTCCACTGAAGTCGCATTGGCGGCAATATTGGTAAACTATGTCGGTGGACGTTCCCCAGTTTGCGTCGATAGCCGCCTTGTCGATGTGCATCTCCGCTCCGTCCTCGCGCACGAACACTCGCTTCATTTCCTGCTTGAACAATTCAGTCATCGCGGAATACAACTGCGCCTCGATTGAAGAATGCGGAAAGAAGTCCTGAAGCGTTGGATTGATGTTGTCCAAAGAAAACCTTCTCGCCTTTTGTTCTGGATAAGTCCCATAGTCGATGACTGCGCCAGTGAAATCGTCAGACCAAGCGCATATCGTGTAGAAAAGGCATTTCTTCTGGACATCGACAAACATGGTTATTTTCGTACATTCAAGAGGCACAACT